TCCTGCGCTTCCATCATGTCTGTGTCCTGTAGAAGATGCGCTACTTGAAGAGTAGCTAAAAGCGTTTAATAGTTGATTGTATTCGTTATTAAAAAGCGCAGCAGTTATAGTATCTCCGTCTGCTATTGTACTTTGTCTGGTGTATGATTGAGCCATAATTTTAATCTCTCTTTATTGTTATTGTCTTCCCGATGGTCTATAATTTATATATAATCCGTTTATTGTATAAGGAGCATTTGTATCATCACTAAATATTTTAAAAAAATTACTGTGACCACTTCCTGTTAATGTAGCTCGTACTAAAGGTTGCTCTGGCGCACCAAAAGTACTTGTACCAAATATTGATAATGAATCTCCAAATATAGAAGGAGTTGCTGATATTATTCCTACATCTGTTGGTTGAAGCCTGTCTGTACTATCATAATCAAACCTAACTCTAAGTGTAGGCTCTACAGCTCCTTCTGGAAATAAAGAAACTTTAATGTGATCTAAAGTTTTTAAAGTTCCAAAGTCTCCATAATCATAGTCTGGAGATTGGTATTCTGCTTCTATACTTGTTTCAGTTCCTGCAGGATTAAAACTATTTCCTGTATCATGATTATAAATATATCCGTCTCTATCTCCATGATATTTTTTTTCTTTTCCTGCTGAATTAAAACCAGAAGTTATTGCAGCAGCTTGTATTTCAGATATTTCAGACCATTCAAAACCTCTTTGAGTTAAAGTTCCTATAATTCCTTTTGAATTAACTGTTGAAGCAGTAGAAGTACTATAAAACATTCTATATTGAGATTTATTTCTAAGAACTAAACTACTAAATTCAAATGTTGAAGTTCCTCCAACAATTTCGTTTATTACAGGTTGAATAGCTTTACTAATTGTTCCTAACTCTACGTCACCAATTCTTGCTGTACCTGCAATAGTTCTAAAACCATCAGGAGCAAGAAATATTAGATCACCTGCAAATTCCTGTATAGTTTTACCGTCTACACAACCTACATTTTTTGTAACTGGTACTACAGCTATTGTACTTGAATTATTTATATTTTGTAACTTGTATATTGAGTTTTTACAAAATATAAATAGCTCATTACGAAAAGATTTAAGTCCTACTACTTGATCATCTAATACAATACTTCCTGATCCTGAACTTGTAAAATCATCTATGTCACTTGTACCACTATAAAAGATTGTGTTCTTTGCTGTAGATGCACCTGCAACTACTAAGTGTTTATCGTGTATTACACAAAACTTTGGATAGTGTGTTCCGCTTACTGTAATCTCTTTTGCAAAAAAAGTTCTGCTAGTTAATGCATCTCCTGTACCTGTCATTTTAAAGTAAAAAGGTTTTACTCCAGAGCCTTCATCAGTAACAATTAATTCTCCGTAATCTGTATTACCTTCAAAAATTGCAAAGTGTGTTTTGTTTTGATTTGTTCTAGTTAATGTACTACGACCTGTAAAAGTGCTGTAATTATCTCCACCACCTGCTACACTATCTTTATTTATCTGTAGCCAACTATTTCCGTCTTTACTAAAATAAATATTTGTTCCTGATGACGCAACTAATCCGTCAGCATAAACTTGAAGACCTAATATTTCATTACTACTGTTTGGTCTTGTTCCGTNACCAAACAAAGAGTATCCATTTATTCTTCTATATCCTCCTTTTGTAGAAACTTCAAAATTTTTTAATTTTGTTGCTTTTCCGGGAGTTTGTAAAAGTTCTAATGAATTACTAGATTTATCTAGTCCTCCTTGCAAAGGTACTGAGAACGGCTGAGAAGCTGCCATTAGAAATAAATCCTATCGTCTGATATATTTTTAGGTTGAGGATTCATTAAATTAGACTTCATATGTTTCATACTTTTTTTATAATCATCTAAAGCAAAAGCAGCTTGTTGTAAATTTTCTTTAAATTGATGAACATAGTAACGTGTTCTAGCTAAAATAACAGGACCATATTGATCAGGAAGAACCATAGCATCTCCATGAGCTGATAAAGCAGTTGGTTTAGTGTAAGCATAAAAATGTACATTATATACTTTATCAGGTATAGGACTAAGACCAAACTTACGATGATCTGGACTTCTGATTACATATCTAGGTTCTCCATGACTTGCATCTGAACCTTTAGCATCGTCTGCATTTTCTGCGTCTCTTAAATATCTTCTCCAGTCTGATAAAGATACAAATTTTAAACCTTTTGATACATAAGGAGAAGATTCTCCTGATACTCCTATTGTTGTAATATAAAAATCATCCCAATCTATAGAAGAATAATCTGTAGTTATACCAGAACTATCTGACTTAAGTAAATACCATCTTGTTCCTTCTACGGTTGCTATAGTTACATTACCATAAAAAGGATCTGTTCCTCCACTGGCTGCAGCAGCAAAAAAAGGAAGTTGAGGTTCTTCGTTTGCAATATCATTTAATGATCTATTAATTGATTCTTTAACAAAAGCTTGTATTCCTACAGCATCTGAAAAATTAGAAGAAGTTAATTGTACTTCGTTTAATTCTCTAAGAACTTCATTAGTTAATGTTAAATAAGTCGTAGCCATTATTTATCCTTTTTCTTTGTGCCGAATATTCTATCGTAATTATCTAGATAGTTTTGTTTTGCTGTACCAGAATATGCGCTACCTAACAATCCTAAGACTCTAGTGCTTTTAGGCTTACTAGAGCCATTTAGGATTATAGGATTTTTATCGTTACCTAACTGTGGCATTTCTACTGATCAGGAGTAGAGCCTAAGTGTAGGAACTCAACTAAATAAGTAACAGTTGTAGCTGCTGTTGCTAAGTCGTTTGCTAGTGGTTTAAGACGAGCATATAGTGTACGAGCAGAAGCACTGTACAACGTAGATGCTATAACAATAGCTTCTGATGTTGCAGGTCCTCCTACAACACCTGCTGTTACAGATGTGCTTACAAAAGCGTTAGCTCCGTGTCCGTGTGAGTTTTGAATAATATACAAAGGTGCGTTTGCTGTCCAAGTTACTGCTGATCCACCATCATCAAGAATAGCTTCTTCATCAATAATTTGTCCACCACCTGCTGCAGTACCTAAATCAAAATCAACGTCATCACCTGAAGCTCCTGCTGTAACAATGTTACCTGCAGGGATAGCAATGAGATTTCTTATGATAGTGTCGGCAGGCTGCGTAAATGAAACATCGTAAGTAGCGTCAGCAGTAACTGCAATAGTTCCTGTTGTAGCTGATGTCCAAGAAGTACAAATATTATCACAAAGATTTTGTACATCTAAAACGCTTGCTGAGTTGCGCCCTGTATCTCTTACTTTAAATACTGGGTTTGACATTTTTTTCTCCTTTATCTTTTAAAGATAAGTTAGTGTTAATAAAATTTTTACTCTAAAAAAAGATTGGGAGGTTTTTACACCTCCCGAATCCTATTAGTCGATACCGTAGAAAGCAGAAACTAATGCTTCGCTTCGTAGTACTTTAGAACCATATACATGTAGTCCTCGTACTATGTCACCAAAGCTATCAGGATCACGCAATACTTCAGTACTTGTAATCGTCTGAGCAGTAGCTGTAGATGAAATATGACCTGCAATACATTTGCCTGCAGCATTAGATGTGCTTGCAATGTTGTTTGATTTGTACATACTAAATCCACGCAACTTACCAGAAGTTACTAGACCGTTTCTTATAGAACCTTGACCTGCGTTGTAATCAACAGACAAAAGTTTTGAAGATGAACTTGCTAGTACTTCATAGAAGTCAGGAGATGCTAAGAACCATCTTCCTTCTTCTGGTACATTTTGTTCATCGAGAAGACGAGCCATGTGCGAAAGCACATCAATAGGATCGTGTTCGTCTGCTGCAAAACCTATGTCAAGATTACCAGTTCCATCAAATGTTCCTGATGCTAAGTCAGTAGCATTGTCCGAACCTAGAATGTGGTTAGGACTTGATGCAGAAACACCTGCGAACATAGCAGCAATTACACCTTCATCATAAGCGTCTCTGATTGCATACGCTGCAGAAGAACTAGCTACTTCTTTAAAGTTAACGTGAGACATTGAAGTTTCGATGTCATCAACGATGAATTTAAATGCGTTAGCTGTGTCAACTACGAGTGTAAGTTCTTGGTCAGTTAGCTTAGTAGCTGTAACGTCTTGTCCACGTTCATACTGGTACACAGTGATTTCTGGTTCTTTTATAATCTTTACGGAATCTCCGAAAGCGGATATCTCACCTGCATAATCTGTGTTGGTGATCGCTTCTACAACCGAAGCCTTTCTAAAGAAGTTAAGAACCTTTTTAGAGTAGACTGCAGGAAGGAAAAACGAGTTAGTTTGTCCACTAACGG